CAGGCAGGCATGTCTGGTGCAGAGCGTCTTCTAGAAGAAGTTAAGAAGTCTTTTGATGAAAGCCGCGTTAACACCCAACAAGAAATTGAAGCGCTTAAAAAAGCCCTTCAAGACCGTTCTGAAGAGGTTACTGCTCTTCAGAAGTCTAAGCGTCAATTTGTCGCTCAAGGCACCACCGACTGGAAGAAAGCATTTGAAAGCGATATTCGCGACGCTTATCTTCTAGGTGTTGTAACTCAAAAAGGTTGGAATACCCGTTTTGGTCAAGACCTTATTGAAAAAGTCGACACCCAGTCTGGTGTCGAAATTCCCGCCGCACAAAACCTCGCAACCTTCGAGACTCTTGCGGCTACCACGATCGAAAAGGATATCCAGAATAACCTAATTCTTGCTCCGCTTTTCCGTGAGATTCAAATGAACTCCAAGCGGATGGCTATCCCTCTAGGCCCAGACGCCGGGTATGCTGAGTTTAACCCAACTTACAGCAACTACACTGGCGGTGACGGTAACCTAGAAGATCGTGATGGTGCTCGTTCTTCTAACAACGGCATCACCCTAACTCAGAAGAACCTAGAAGCACAAACTCTTGTTTCTGTGTCCTTCATGGCTAACGATACTGAAGAAGATTCTGTTATCGCTCTTCTGCCGTTCCTGAACGAGTCTATGGCTCGTGCACACGCTCGTGCTATTGAAAACATGCTTCTCGTTGGTAACTTTGCTGACGAAGGTGGCGATACCGCAACGGGAACTCCTGATGGCCTAGTCAAAATTGCTGACACTCTTGGTGGAACTTCTAAGGTTGAAGGACACATTCAGGCTTCTGGCACGATTAGCACTGCTAACCTTCTTGATCTACGTCAGAACATGGGTAAGTATGGTACGCGTCCTCAGGATGTTATCTACATCGTTAACCAGGAAGCATACTATCAGCTTCTAGACGATGCAGAGTTCCAGGACATGAACCTAGTTGGTTCTGACCTTGCTTCTAAGGTTACTGGGGTTGTTGGTAACATCTACGGGTCTGCAGTTCTTCTTTGTGATGAATTTGCTTCTCCTGCAAACGATCGCTACCATGCTGTTGCTGTTAACCCACGCAACTACGTCATGGGACGCCTTCGTGGTGTTACTCTTGAGTCTCAGTATGTACCTCGCCTACAGCATCGTGAACTTATCGCTACTCAGCGTCTTGGGTTCACGGAACTGTTCGCAGGTAGCGGCACCAACCGTCCGGTTGTTGCACGTCACTATGATACCGACGGCTCTTAATAGCTTAACAATTAGGTGGACCCCCTTCGGGGGGTCCCCGACCCTTAAAGGATACAGATGGCAGACTTGGTTACTATCAATGCATATAAGGCATTTCGTGGTATTACTGGAACCACGGATGACACGAGACTAAACGTTATCGTTCCGTCTGTGTCTAATCTAGTAAAAACTTATTGTGGTCGCAATTTTATTGATAACTACTCTGTAGATAAAGTTCAATTTTTTTCTATCAGGTGGCCTCAAAATGTAGTATTTCTAAATGAAATCCCACTAGTTTCAATTACTAGTGTCGAAGAATTTAAAAACGAACAAGAACAGGATACGTATCAAACACTTACTAGTGCCCAGTATGAATATGATACAAATCTAGATGCTATATATCGCATTGAAGCAGGCGCTAGACGCGACTTTCCAATGGGTATCAACAGTGTAAAAGTTACATATAAGGGTGGTTACAGCGCTCTCCCAGAGGATTTGAAGCTGGCAGTAATTGACCTTATTACATATTATCTAAAAGAAGAACACAAACCAGAAAAGAATCACGCTAGTTTTACTATTCGTAATACTGGAGCGGAGCCAGATTTTCCAGACCACATTAAACGGGTACTAGATTTATATAGAGATACGTAATTATGGCTAAATATGTAGATCCTTACAAAGTTAATGACGCCGATGTAACCCGGCTTCATAAAGATATGGTAAATGCCTCTAGTAATGAAGCTCGTAGGAATCAAATAAAAAGACATTTGAAAAAATCAAGAAGTAGCGCTATCGAAAAAGCTGACTTTGCAATATTTCATAATGGTAAGCCAGTAGACGAAGGAAAATTCGTACACGAAGCACTAAATGCGCTTGAACAAGGCAAGCTACCTGCAGCTCAAGGATTAATTTTAATAGAAATTGAAAGTTTAAAAGAAACAGATCCTGTTGCATATAACGAATGGCTTACTTCGGGTATACAAGCTGTTAAATGGCAAGACGGCCCTATTTCTAAAATTAATGCTGATCTACAAGAAACCAACTCTACATACATAAAAACCAAAAATAAAGCAAAAGCAGAAGTAGGAGTTTATTTTGCAAATGATCAGTATGCAGGACAAAGTTTAAAAGACTATTTTAACTCTGTTGTTGTTCCTCAAGCTATAAAACAAAAAATGAAGGTTGGCGGTAAGGGTAAAAAATTTTTTGTAGAAGATGTTGTAAATAATGTTTTACTTTCTGGCAATATTGTATATGGTGGTATGCAAGGCACCGAGTTTGACGAGACAAAAATAAGGGCACTTGACAAAGAGCCAGAAGTTCTGCGGTATAATACACAAGCCTTAGATAAGGTTCTTACTGAACAAGTTGATATGGGGCACACAGCTGGAGATGCTACCCAAAGAGTTAAAAGGAATATAGAGCTATTAAGTAGAGCAAAAATTTTAGCACAAAAAGAAAACAATAAAGACCTTGAAAAGTTTTATGATGAATTTTTATCTGTTCTTAAACCTTTAGTAGAGCGTATGGAAGCTATTGATAAGCTTCAAATACAAACGGAAGCACTTATCAATAGTAAAGCTTCTGTTGAAAAAAAGTTTGAGAAACTTTTAACTTTAACAGCTAGTCTAGGTGCAGATCAAATCTTTATGATTGAAGAAACAACTCCTGGACAAATTACTGATAGAGTAGGAAAGATGGATTTTGGGGCTAGTGCAGAAGTATTTTTTGCAGAACCTGCAGATCCTAACTCTTGGAAAGGGGCCAAGCAACAAGCTCTTTTACTAATATGGGAAAAGTTTTTAACTGGGGCATACGGCAGTGAAGAAGCTGCAAACTATCTTGTCCAAAAGATGAGTTCTACACCCCTTATAGATGCTTTACTACTTAAAAAACTTTCTAAAATATTTCAAGATGAAGCATTTGCAAAACAGATAAAAAATCCTCGTCGCAAAAAAGAAATAGTTAAAAAAATAGGTCTTTCTACAGGTAATAAGGTACTAGATACAAAAGCCTTAAAAGCATTAGTTAAGCAAATAGATGCAGAGCTTACAAAAGACATTAAGTCAATTAAACAAGGCAAAAGGCCAACCACAACACCTACGGGAAACGTTGTAGGAACATCACAAGTTATTGGCTTAGAACTAGTATCTGCTTTAAATGCCGAACTTAGAGACTATGTTTTGATGGAAATGAACTATCCTGCCTTAGAAAATAGAACGGGTAGATTTGCTAATAGTGCGAGGGTACTAAGTGCAGAGCAAGAGCAGGCAATAAGATTTACATACCAGAGATCACCTTATCAAGTATTTTCTACCGCTAGGGGTAAAAGACCGTGGAATTATCCAGAGGACAGAGATCCAGCCAAAATTATAGACAAGGCCATAAAAAAGTTAGGCATGGCTAAATTTGGGGTTGTATTTAGAACGGTGGAGGACGCATGACAGAACGCACTTATTCTACAAGACGGTATGCGATTGTTGATGCACTTGTTGAAAAGGTAAAAGAGATAAATGGTACTGGCTCCTATGTATCTAACTTAAATCGAAATGTTTTTAATAAGCTAAAATTTTACGACGAAGTAAACAATTTTCCTTGTGTTTGTATATGCGCCTCTAATGAAACAAGAGAATACCAAGCAGGCGGATATAGAGATAGACACTTAGAAATTAAGTTTATGATTTTTGTTCAAGAAGATAATCCTCTATATATCACAGAAGCTATACTAGAGGATCTTGAAACCGTTATTGAAACAAACAGTAAACTGGCATATGTAGACCGAACAGGCACAACCCAGTATACTCATGATATAGTGGTCCTATCTATCGGAACCGATGAGGGAACACTAGACCCCATCTCTATTGGAGAGATGACAGTACGGGTCCATTACTAGGAAACTAGTTTATAAGGAGAGTCACAATGACCCTATTTTTACAACGCGATAGTAAGGTCTTCCTAGAGAAGACCGTAGGATCGCAGACACAGTATTGGGAAGTCCCTGTTCTTGAGGGTTTCTCTTTTAGTCAAGGAAATGAAACAACGGAAACTGTTCTTAGCGAAATGGCCGATGATAATGGGCTAACTCGTCGTGGACGCCGTATGTTTAATGATGCTCTGTCTCCAGCAGAATGGTCGTTTAGCACATATATTCGTCCATTTAAATCTTCTGCTACGGGTAGCGGTAAGGCAGATACTACAGGAGCACATCACCTAATTGAAGAAGCACTTTGGGCAAACTTTGTTGGTGATGGTGGTTGGATGACCAGCACTTCTGGTGTTGCTACAGTAGATACCCCTGCAGGCGGTGCAAGTGGTGCAGCCGGAACATATGAAATTGATCAGCTAGAGTACACTACAGACAGTGCTGCTGGTTCTGGGGCAACCTTTAGAATTACTCATGGTGGAGGAACTCTAGACGCGTCTGCTGTTACTATTGTTAATCCCGGTTCTGGATATGTAATCAACGATACGTTTACTATCCCAAAAGAGAGTATTGGAGACGCATCAAGTGATTTTACTTTTGATGTCGCATCACTAACTTCGGGAGCTGGTGCAGCTTATGATTATGAACTAGAAAATATAGTTCATGGAACGTCTAGTAGTGCTATATACTTTACGGGTTCAAATCAGGCAGAACTAGGCACTTTTGCTCTTTATTTTGTTCTTGGTGCCCAAAATGCTGCTACAGCAAATAACTACACTTCTGCTGAAATTGCAGATGGCAAAATTAAAATTTATAAGATTGCTAACTGTGTAGTAAATGAAGCTACTATCAACTTTGATGTAGATGGTATTGCTATGATTGACTGGAGTGGTAATGGTACAGAAATTACTGCTTATACTTCTGCTCTTAATATGACAACAGCTTCTGGCTCAAACGGTGGTGTAGTTACAGAAGATATTACGGCTACAGATAACTTTATTCGTAATAAGCTAACTGCTCTAAGTGCTACCGCAGCAAACGATACTGTTTTTGATGGTGCTGGTAGTGGTGTATATAACTTTACACTTACAGGAGGGTCTATTACGTTCTCAAATAATATTACCTTCCTAACACCAGAAGAACTGGGAACAGTTAATACACCTATCGGGCATATTACAGGTAATAAGTCTATTTCAGGTAACTTTACTTGTTATATTAGTGCAGGTCTTGCTGGAGACTCTGCTGACTTCTATGCTGATATGGTTAGCAATTCTGCAAAAGAGATTATCACGAATAGTTTCGATCTAACATTTAAGCTAGGTGGATCTAGTGGTACACCTCGCCTTGAAATCAATTTGCCAACTACGCACATTGAGATTCCAACTGTAAACATTGAAGATGTTATTGCTGTAGACATGAGTTTCCATGGAATTCCATCTTCGATTGAAGCAGCAGACGAAGCAACTCTTACCATCGTAGGGGCAGCATAATTTAGAAAAATTTAACTTGACAACCAAATCATGTTAAGATAAACTTATAGCATCTGGGTAATCTCAGATGCTATTTTTTTGTATAAGGAGATAAAATGAGTAAAATTTCGTCAATGTTGACAAATAAACTTGAAGCCTGGATTGAAATGGAAGGCTTTGATGGATTTGAGGTAAAAGTCGCATACCTCTCCCGAGATGAACTAAATAAGATTCGTAACACAGTAACTCGTACAAGCTGGAGTCCAAAGACTCGCCAAAAAGAGGAAACTATTGATAACGAACTATTTATGCGCGAATTTACAAAAGCAGGTGTACTAGACTGGAAAGGCCTAACTCTAGAGCACGCAAGCAAACTGCTACCACTTGATGTTTCAGATGTAGAAGACATGAGTGTTGAAATTGAATATAGCCCAGAAGAAGCTATTGCACTTACAGAACATTCTAATGTATTTGACTCTTGGCTAAATGATGTGATTTTTGATCTGGCCAATTTTCAAAGAAAAGGAAATTGAAGAATTACTAAAGATTATGGAGAAGTTTATGAAAGACATAGACTCTCCAATAGATAAAGAAAAATATTTAAAAATACAAGAACAAATGGGATTAGAACCCGATCCCAAAAAGATACCTCTAGGGTTTGAAGATATACCTGCCGACTGTCAGTTGGCTTTTAGCATTTATACTAAACTTGGAAACCGTGTTTATGGGGATGTTGGATACACAGGCAAAGATTATACCAACCTCCCAATTCTCATCGAAATACATAATATTTGTGATAAAGGATTACTAATAGAACTTCTAAATGTAATAGAAGGATACTATATAGATAAAAACCAAAAGCAAATTAAGAAGATGTACGATGACTTAAAGAAAAAGAAGTAATGGCAAAAAGGACAATTTCTATCAAAGCCCGTCTCCAAGCAGACACTAAAGGCTTTGAAAAAGCAGAAAAGTCATCCAAAAACACTGCTAAACATATGCGGGATCAGGCACGTGCGTCTGAAAGAATCAAGGAAAATATGAAGCATACGGGCAGCAAAACTGCCAAAACGGGTATGTCAAGAACAGAATATCTAGGTACTAGAAGTACTGTGGGGACCGGACGCTCTGCCGCCAAAAACTTTAGTGGCATGGCTCAAGCAGGTGGAATGACTAGTGGTTTTGTTGCTGCATATGCTACTCTTGCAGCTAACATCTTTGCCTTAACCGCTGCTTTCCAAGCCTTGTCCGATGCAGCTAAAGTTCAGCAACTTACCCAAGGGCTAGAACTTATGGGTGCTCGTGGGGGTGTTGCTCTTAAAGTAACCGCCGACGGTCTAAGAGAAGTCACAAATAATGCTATTTCTACGGCAGATGCTATGCGCTCAGTTGCACAGGCATCTTCAGCGGGTTTAGGATCAGAAGAAATTGAAAGACTGGGTAGAGTAGCACAAGGTGCTGCTTTGGCTTTAGGCAGAGACACTTCTGAGGCTATGGATCGTCTAACTCGTGGTGCAATCAAACTAGAACCTGAATTGCTTGACGAACTTGGTATTATGGTACGTCTTGACGAGGCTGTAAAAGAGTATGCAGCAGCTAACGGAATAGCGGCCTCTAGTGTTACACTTACCCAAAAAAGACAAGCATTTTTAAATGCTGTTTTGGCAGAGGGGGAGCGCAAGTTTGGTGATATTAATGAGCAAATTGACTCTAACCCGTATGATAAACTTTCTGCTTCTGTAAGAGATTTTGGCACAGATGTTATGAAAATAATAAATGGTGCACTAGTTCCTTTTATTAAAGTTTTAACAGAAACTCCATCCCTAGGCTTAGTACTAGCTCTTGGCATCCTAAAGCAAAGTTTTAGTAAAGTTCTTCCTTCAATGGAAAAAACCTATATGGCTAGTGTTAATAGAATGGAAGCTTATAGGGCAAGTGCTGGAGCACTTAAGCCAGATATTGCAGATGCTAAAAGACAAAAAGATCTTCTAACAGGGGCTGATCAAGTTAAAGCACAAAGAGAGTATAATAATCTAGTAACTAGGCAAAAAAACGTAGAAGCTTTAATTGCTATTGAAAAGAAAAAGCAGGCAGCTTATGAAGCCTATAGATCAAACTTAGCTAAAGGCAATGTTATTACTGCTCGCAAAGAATATTTATTAACGCTTGCTACACTTTCTGCTGAAGAAAAGAGAGTACAAGCACAAGCAAAAATGAATGTGCTTACAAGTGTTAGACTTGCTCTGTCTGGTGTAGGGGCTGCACTTACTATGGTAGTTGGTGTTCTTAGTACTGTGATGACAGTTCTTGCTATTGGATATGCACTATTTGCGGGTATTAAGGCTCTGTATAAGTACCTTAACCCACCAACAGAAGCACAAAAAAGGTTAGAAGCACAAAATGAAAAGTTAAAAGAAATTACAGAATCCGCAGAAAAAACAAGAGAGCAGTTAGATAAACTAAGTGTAGGAGAAGCTACAGATGCATTAGCTAATTCTACACTAGACCTAATTACCGCACAGAAGAGAGTTCTTGAATTAGAAAAACAGATAGCACGAGAATCTGCACTAGCATTCGAAGCAAGAGCTAAACGTATAAGGTTAGCTCATGAAGAATATAAGCTGGCCCAGCTTATGGTGGATCTTAGAAGCGCTGAAGATAAAGCGCTAGATACCTCTGCGATAGAACAACAAATAGTAGCGCAGGAAAACGTTGTAGCAAGCTTTGAAGCACAGATGCAAAGTGCAGCAGATAAAGTTGCAGCAATAAAGTTTTTTAAAGACGAGGACAAAAGTATACAGCTTATCTATCAAGGAGTAAAAGATTTAGTTCCTGAGCAGGCTGCGCTTGTAGATCAAGCTATCAGAGAAGGAAAATCCAGAGAAGAAATTGTTGCTCTTCTTTATGCAGCAGAACCAGCAGTTAGACGACTACAAAATATTAATAAAGATCTTGCAGAGTCTACACGCCAAATTTCCGAAGGTTTTAGAGATCTAAGACTAAAAGATCTAGATACTAACTTTACAGAAATAGCTGGAAGTGTCGGAAGTATCATGAGCCGGTTCGATCAGCTAACAATGGCAGGTCAAGACACAAGTAGAGCAGTATCCGCATTAAGAGAGAATTTAATAAAAACAGGAGAAGTTGATATTAACTCTATGGTTAATATCGCAGCAAACTTAGGTATTGAAATAGAAGGTATAGAAAAACTAAGTGAGCTAGCTGATGCAATATATGAAGTTGCTGATGCTCAAAGCTACTTTAATATGCTTGATGAAAATGACCCTATGAAAACAGCTGCAGCAACTTTATTGCGAGTAGCTCAAGAAAAAGTAGATAGTCTTCTTAATCCTGAGACTATCAAGACTATAGACGCTGCGGCACAAGGTATAGAAGATCGCTTACAGGAAAATATTATATCCGAAAAGACTGCAAAAGCAAAACAAGCTATTTTAAAAGAAGAAAACGCTATTTTAAAAGATAACTTGCAGACAACAAGAAAAATAAATCAACTTGAAAATAGTAGACTTAATACAACAACTCGTTTTGATTCTATACTTAAAAGCGCTACAGCCCTTACTCAAAGTTTAGAAGATACAGAGATGAAAAGACAAGAGGCTGCTAATAATCTTGCTGCTATTACACAAAAAGATACAGAGTTAAGAGCACAGCTAGGAAGAGCACAAGCAGAGTTTGATGCACAGGAAACTGAAGCAAACCAAAGAACGATAGACTACTTAAATGCACAGATTAGTGCAAACGAAACTCTAGCACAAACGCAAAGAGATCGCATTAAAAACGAACTTAATAATGTTCTTAAAATACAAACAGCTCGTGCACAAGACCTTGCTTTTAGAACAGAAGCTGCTCAAATGGGGCTAAGGGCTACAGATTCTCTTATAGCACAAGTAGACTTAACACAACAGACCGAAGAGCAAGCACAGCTACTTCTTGCAGCAGAAGAAGCTCGTATTGCAGCACAAGACAGACTTATCAAACAAAAAAGAGAAGAGTTTGACTTACAAAATAAAATTAATGCTGCAAACAGGGCAAACGTACAAGCAGGTAGGGAAAGATTTGCACAGCGACTAGGCTTGGGTAGTATGCCAGAGCGCTTTGCAGAAACAGAAAATCTGCAAGCACGTTTAGATGTTATTGATGGTCAAAAAGCACTACTAGAACAAGAAAAACAAGCAGCTCTTAGTAAAATTAATCTTGAAGAACAAGTATTTATGGTTAGAATGGCTGCTGCAAAACTAGAGCTGCGAAATGCTATAACTAATGCAGATATATCAACACCCGAAGGCTTGGCTGCAAGAAATGAAGCACAAACTGCTCTTGATAGTCTTAGTGGATTAAATCTAAATGATTTTGCAAGAGACTTTGAAGAGCAAAGAAACGGTATTACAGAAACTTTTAGGCTTCGTGGAGAACTTCTAGCAGAAGAAAGAACTGGCGTAGAACAGGCCCTTGCTGGAGTTATACAAGGTGCAGCTGGCATAAAAGAACAAATTATTGCTCAAATGCAACTTGGCACAGCATTTAACATCGGTACATTTGGCTTAGAGGGTCAGGCTAGAGAGTTTGTAGCGCAGGAAACTACAGGTATTCTTGCGGACAAAACTATGACCGACGAAGAAAAAGCAGCAGCTATTGACCAAGCTCGTGCTATGGGGTCAGAAATACAAACAGCACAAATGTTTGCAGATGGTCTAAGTAATATTATGGACACTGTTGCATCTTCTACAGAAGCAGCTTTTATGGCAATGATTGACGGCTCTAAAAGTGCTAAAGAAGCGTTTGCTGATATGGCAAAAGCAATTCTAAAGCAAATTGCACAGATGATTATTAAGATGCTAGTGTTTAAAGCTATTGAGATGGGTCTAAATGCTATTGCTCCTGGGTTTGGAACAATGATGGTAGGAGGTGCAAACGCATCAGGAGCCACAGGAAGCGGCGGTGTTGCCAGCTCTACGAAAGCCAAGATCAAATCAAAAGGTGCTGCTGGCGGTATCATAGGCTATGCAGATGGTGGTATCATTAAGCCCAGGGACGGTTTACAGGGCGTTGTTAAAAGACCCACATATCTTGTTGGAGAAGGTCGCTATAATGAAGCTGTTGTACCACTACCAAATGGACGAGCAATACCAGTGCAGATGCACGGCGGTCAAAGCAGCCAGCAAAATAATGTATCTGTAAGTGTAAATGTTGATAGTAACGGGTCTGCCTCAACTACCACTTCTGGAGACTATCAGGACCTTGGTGCAATTATTGGACAAGCGGTGCAAAAAGAACTTATTGCACAAAAAATGCCTGGGGGTATTCTTAATAGATATGGAGCAGCATAATGGCAGCTTATTTTACAATACCCAGCTCTTTTACACTAGCACAGGATGAAACAATTCCCCTAGATAGAAATGTTTCTATTAGTGTAAAAAGATCAGAAAGAGTTACTGATTTTGGTGATGGTTACTTTAGTACCGTACCCTTAGGCCCTGCGGTAAAAACTTACCAAGCTTCATTTAGTAATCGTCCCACAGCAGAAATTGATCTGATTGAATCTTACTTTGATAGTTTACAAGGTGGCGTAATAAATGGACTTTACATTGATGAAAATGTAAATGGTTGTGTTCTAGAATACTCAAAAAACTATAGAAATGGAGAAGTATATTCTTTAACTGCAACAATAAAAGAGGTGTTTAGATGAATTTTACTATTCCATCATCTTTTACAGGGTCTACAGATAGACAAATAAATATAAGTAGGGAGCCTTCTCTTACGGGTAGTATTAGAACGCACGAAGTTTCTGCAATGGGCTATCCATTACAGCAATCTCGTGCAGATGGTATTAATACTACAGATCACAAAACATCTTTTGCAATTAATAATATTGTTGCTGCAGATGTTATATTAATTGATAGTTACTTTGCTTCTTTAAAAAGTTATATCAGCATAGTTTATCCTGATGAAACAAAAAAGGTTTATATTACAAACTGGAGTATTACCAGAACCTCACAGCCATATGGGTCTATTTCTGTTGAAGGGAGAATAGTAAATTGATTGAAGACGTAAACAAACTCCATTTAGACTCAGACTTGATTGAACTTTTTATGGTTCAAACAGGTGAATCTAGCTATGTGTATTTTACCACTTACCATCAGTCTGTTGTTTTTAGAGATTATGAGTCTCCTTATACAGAAAGAACATACTCTTCTCTTCCTGTAGACTTTACAGGCTTTGAGCAAAAATCAGATGGTGCATATGCTAGACCCCGTGTAAGTTTTGCAAATATACTTAATACTTTTGAAACCGCAATCGGTAGCAATGAAGACCTTATAGGACTAAAAGTTGTTAGACGAAAAACACTACAAAAGTACACGGGCACTGGAGGCAGTGGAGCACCTACCGAGTTTCCAAAGCAAGTATTTATTATTGATCGTATTGAGTCTTCTAATGCTTCTTTTGTAACATTTGAATTAGCTACTCCTTTTGATCTTGCAGGAATTAAAGTTCCAAACAGATATATTATTCCTAACACGTGCCCCTGGAGATATCAAGGCTCAAGTACAGATTTTGGTGTTGGTGTTGGAGGTTGTAATTGGAATAACGATAATAACGGTTTTGCAGCCTATTTTGATAGAAATAATAATCTACTAATTGCTAGTACCTTGGTAGAGTCAACAGCACATACTGGGGGCAGCTATACAAAAGACTTGGTTTATAAAGTAGCAAATGCTTCTGGCACTCGGATAAATGTAGATGGTAGCACTACTACGACAACTATTTATGACTTATGGCAACCATATGCAACCGGAAGTGGTACTCTAAGTAAAACGGTTGCCAGAAGGGCTAGACAGTACACTACATATAGTGGGGGTACTACTTACTACGCCTATAAAGATGGCAAAAATTATTCTGACGCTGTTATTTATGATAATAGCATCTGGGTAGTTACTCAGTCTCATACTACTGCGCAGACTCCTTCAAATACCTCTGCTTACTGGGAACGAGCAGATGTATGTGGTAAAAAGTTAACAAGTTGCAAAGCACGTTTTCAGGTAAAAGAAGCTGCTACTAATGTTCCCTCTACAGATGAAGATAGCAGAAAGGTTCTACCTTATGGAGGATTTCCAGCTTCCCGAAGATATAGAGCATGATATAGTAAAGTCTTTCAAAAAAGACATAGAGTCTTGTGGCTTTATATTTTTACAAAAAGGAAAACTAAAATATATACCAACAAAAAATGTATCAGACTCTCCTAGAGACAACTTTATTATTGATCCAAAAGTTTATTCAAAATACTCTTTATTAGGTGATATACTATTTATAGTCCATACCCACCCCGATAATACTGTTCCTAGTGAATATGATATGCGAGCCTGTAATGCTTTAGGAATACCGTATATAATTTATAGTTGTAGTACATTAGAGCATTCAATAACTTATCCTAAAAACTATAAGCATCTTTTAGGGAGAACATATGAGTTTGGAGTAAAAGATTGTTTTGAAGCAATAAGAGATTGGTACCTTGCTCATAATGTATATATCAATAAAAGGGGTGAATGGGAAGATGACTGGTGGCTAGTAGGAAAAGACTATCTTTCTGATGAGATGCAAGACTGGCCCTTTAAAAAAGTAAATAATTTAAAATATGGTGACTTAGTTACTTTTGCTGTAGGACACGAAAAAGAAAATCATATGGCTATTTACCTAGATAATGATGTAATTTTTCATCATGCAGTAAATAGACTATCTTGCAGAGAAAATATGTACCCTATGTGGGGCAAGTGTTTAAGGAACATTTATAGATATGAAAAAGGTGATATTACAAGGACATCTTGGCGATAAGTATGGGCACACCTGGAATATTAAGGCACAAGGATATCAAGATGTTTTTGGTTGCATTGAAGCTAACTATCCCGGCTTTCGGCAAGACCTTATAGACTTAGCACACGCAGGGGGAGATCTAGATATACAGCAAGGGGAAAAGTTTTTAGAAGCAGAAGAACTTTTTTACCCTATTGATAACTCAGATACAATTATTATAACACCTATTCCTGCAGGAGCAAAGTCTGGAGGCGCAAAGATACTTGCAGCAATCGCTATTGTAGCAGTTACTTTAATGCTGCCAGGAGTAGGAGCCTCCTTGACTGCTTTGGCAGCTGGAACATGGAGTTGGACTGCCGCTGCTGCATTAGCTGCATTTGGTTTAGCTGCAAACCTAGCTTTGGTTGGGCTGGAACAACTGCTTGCTCCTGATCCCTCCACAGATGAAGAGGATCGAGACTATCTATTTAAAGAACCTGCAAATACTGTAGCAAGAGGAAATCCTGTACCAGTGCTTTTTGGAGAGTTAATTGTTGGTGGAGTAGTTATTAGTTCAGGTATAGGACCAGACGGGGGCAAAAGGTATGGGCATACGGGCACTCGATCTCCGGTTCCTATTAACCCCGTAGGATTTACGGGAGGAGCTAGGTACGTAAGCGATTTGATAAATGAGTTGGAAAGGTATGGATTTCTTGCAGATATTGACCCTTTTGGTTTTCCTACAAACACTACCGATCCTGTTACTTTTAATCAAGGTTCGACATTTGACCAAGCACTAGGAGATGGATAATGGCAAGTTCAGGTTTATATAAATCATCAAAAGCATCTGTATATGACCTTATTAGTGAAGGTCCTATTGTTCTAAAAGATGGACTATCTTCTATTTATCTTAACAGAACTCCTATCGCTAACTCGGGTTCTTCAGAACAAATTTCACAGGACCTAGATGTAGATTACCCAATTAACGTTGATGGAACAAAAATTTTTTTAGTAGCATACAGACCCTCAGATATACCAGAAGGGCAGGAGTTTCCTATTCTAGTTAAGGGAGGAGTGGCTGAAAGCACTGTAACAGCTTCTGCCGGAGATACTAGTATAACAACTGCGGGCACCTTTTTTACGGCAGGTATGGTAGGTAATAATCATGTTGGAGGAGCTTATGCAAAAGTAAGAATTGTTGGAGCTGGTCCTGGCGGAGAAGACTATGTAGGAATTGTTGTTTCTCAGTCTAGTAGTACAGCAGGTGTTCTTAGTCCTGCTATAGAAACTTCAGTTACAAACGCAAAGATAACATATGACCTAGTTACCTTAGGTTCAATAGATACTTCTACCATAACTACTTTTAGTGGTATAGCTAAGCAAGCGTACATTGATCTTGATGATACAGTTACAAATACCAATCTCCGAAATGATTTAAGTTCAGGAAGCTATACTACTTGGACTCTTTCAAATATAGTTTTTTATACTTCTACCGCTTTTGGGCTGTATAACTTACCAGATAAAACAAATTTTGAAAGCGTTAGCGTAAGTTTTAGAAGTGGCACAGAGTTTCAAGCACCCTTATATAATACTATAGGATTTTCTAATGCGGCTAGTGGTATTGCCCCTAATGTAGAATTAAGCCAAGTTGATACAGTAGAAAACGAGTCTGGTGGCACTATAAATATTCATGGAGAAAAAACTACTCCTTTTTGGGCTACTAATGAAGCGGCAAGTGATATTGTTCCAGACACAGGAGGAACAGCAATTACTATTACTTCCGGGTCAGGAACCTATGGATTAAATGTAGGTACCCCAGGAGCAGTTGATGAACTAGCTTTTACTATAAACTTTCCAAATGGTCTCTATGGGCAAAAAGCAGATCAGGATGCTAGTAAGACAGATTCAGGGGTTATTTTTCAGGTAGTTTTTAAACACAAACTATCGGGAGAAGTAAACTATAAAAGAGAAGTTGTTTTAGGGCCAAACACTGAAGAGATTAATGATGCTACAAGTTTCCTTGCTAGAAATGATGGACATTTAATCTTAAATAAAAAACTAGCAACCGGCGTTATCACAGGGGGGCTGGCCGAAGCAGCAAGTGTAGATTTTAGAGTTGACGTAAGCGAGTTCCAACCTTTTGATGACTTTCAACTAGTAATTAGCAAGATAACACCCGATAGCTGGAAGTATGCTAAATGGACTTATTATCAACAAACAGTATTAACTTCTGTACAAGCCTTTATTCATGATAAGTTTAGTTACCCACATTCTGCGTATGCAGGCATTGAATTTAGTGCAAATGAATTTCAAGGTAAGCTTCCCCAAAGAGCTTATCATTGTTTTGGGGTGCAGCATGATCTACCCACAAACTATATTACTAGAGAAGAAGCGGACGATGGAGTAGCTAAGTATACACGAAATATTTCTACTAAAGTTGATACAGGCTCTTATGTTCCTTGGGATGGCACGTTTAGAAAAGGGTTTTCTACAAATCCTGTTTGGAACCTCCGTGAGATTCTTGTCAATAAAAGGTGGGGATTAGGAAACTGGATTACTTCTTCTGAAATAAACGATTACTCTCTTTACTCACTAGCAAGATATTGTGATGAGTTAGTGCCCGATGGTGAAGGTGGCTTAGAGCCTCGATTTACGTGTGGTGTATATTTAACACAATCTACTGAAGCCTATAAGGTAATAAAAGATTTTTGTACAATTATGTTAGCTTTACCTTACTGGGTAGATGGACAGCTAATTCTTGAAGGTGATAGACCCGCAGAGCCTGTATATACATTCACTAAAAGTAATATAGTTGGAGGGTTATTTGGATACGAAGGTACAGGAAATAGAACTAGAGTTAATCAGATAGCTGTAACTTATAATGATAGAAATAACTTTTTTGAGACTTCTGTAGAGCTTATTGATGACATAGAAAATATTGCTGCGACAAATAGAATTAATACAGAAGAAGTTGTTGCTTTTGGTGCTACTAGCCGTAGTCAAGCAATTAGGTATGGCAAGTGGAAAATGCTAACGTCTAAGCTACAAAAAGAAGTTGTTAGCTTTAAAACTTCCGAAAATGCTTCTTATCTAAAACCGGGTAGTATTATTAATATCCAAGATGCAGATAGAGAAAGAGTTAGATATTCGGGTCGGGTTGTATCAGCATCAGATGCCTCAACCATCACACTAGACTCTAGCGTAACTCTTAGTGCTTCTTATGACTATGAACTACTACTTATTGTTCCCGGATCAGCAACTTATCTAGCGCAAGAGTCAGCCACCATTTCTAGCGTAGACTATGTTTTTGGTGATATAATTGCTGGAGTAACTACTCAAGCCGCAGCAGAAGTTCTTGAAGATGATAGCGGAAACGCAGTCACTGTTCAGTTTGCTCCTGATGTACACGTAGAAACAAGAGCCTTATCTACCCCTTCTACTGGTAGTACTGTAACTACATCTTCTGCATTTACTTCTGCGCCCAATGCAGATACTGTCTGGGCTATAACAATTAAGGACGGGCAGGACACAGTAGAAGGCAGCCCAAAGCAATACAAAGTTTTAGGTATTTCAGAAGACTCTCCAGGAGTCTATAGTATCTCTGCCGCAGAACACTACAACTCAAAATTTGATTTGATTGATGAAGATTATCTCGCAGACCCGGTAGACTATGTTCCTAGAGACGATGATATTCCTAGTATTACACAGTTTAGTGGTAGAGTAGACTATGATGATCAATCGGCTTCTGCAAATGCTGCTCAACAGCCAATACCCAAAATTACACTTAATTGGAAAAGTCCAGTAGAGATCGTAAATGGAGCAGAACAAATATACACTAATTTTGATAATTATGTGCTAAAGTATGATCCAGGAGCAAGAGACTTTGTAGTAACAACAATACCAAAGCAATCAAACTCTTATACTATTCAAGGACTAGACTATGGCACGTACTTATTTTCTATTCAAGCAGTAAGTGCTGTAGGACCCGTCTCTACGCCTAAATATACTTACGTTACTTTTGCTCCTAAAGAAGAAGCCGCAGGAGCAGTAAAGCAAAGTGAACTTATGCAGGGCGGAAAAATTAATCGACCATTATTACTAGATGGCAGCACCATGTCTTTGCCATCTTCTTACACCTTTACATCTCCTTCTGGTAGAGTAAAAGTTGTATCTTAGGAGAATCAATGAGTTTTACTAGTTTATCGCTTACAAATCTAGCATCTGGAGAAACAGGCTTTATTGTTTTTGACTCCGTAGATGGCTTGCGGCTATTTAAAGAAGCCACTACTTCTGGAATAACCTACTATCAGGATATTACTTCTAGTGTAGGTAGCTCTTTGACTTCTTTATCTTCTACGGTAAAAATGTCTGGCACATTGGTAACAGACATAGATAGCACTCCTGGTTTTTCTTCCTTGGAAAATCAGGTAGGAAGGCTAATTTATATTGGAACAACATGGGCAAGACTACAAGAATATATTAGTACATCTAAGATAAGAATAGATAGAGGTATTGATAGCCCTGTTTCTACAACTATTAGTGTAGCCAGTCCAGGTGTTATTACTACATCTACTCCGCATGGTTTGTCTGTAGATGACTCTATTGCATTTGATGAAAGCTATGTCTTACCTACAGGAATTAGCGCAGATACAAGATACTATGTAGGCACAGTGCCTAGTACAACAACTTTTACTTTATCCGCCTCTACTAGTAATGGGTCTCCTGTAAATACTACAGCAGCAAATAGTGGTGTAGGTGTCTATAGAAAAGTTTATTCTTTACAAGTACCTGCATACTATCCAGATGCTATTAATGATAGTATCATAGGTAAAGTTGTAAATAGCTCAGGTACATATACTTTTGAGCCCTACTACAGTTTGATTGAAGGAAATGAAATTCCTATCACTATTGTCGCTAGTTTGCCTGCATCTGGTGCTTATACTGGAGAGTCAGTACTTCTTACTTCAGACAATAAACTGTACACATGGAACGGGTCTGCTTGGGTAGAATCAACAGATGGTCTAAGTGTTACACAAGTTGATGTGTTTAGACGAGATACAACTGGACCAGCTACTCCAAGTGGTGGTTCTTATAATTTTACGACAACTACCTTAACACCCCCTGCAGGTTGGTCTGTTAGCGTCCCTGCAGGAAGTGATCCTATTTATATTTCTTCTGCCGGAGCATCAATAACTGGAACAAGTGGTACTGACTCTTCTTTAACTTGGACTAGTCCTATCCTATTTGTTCAGGATGGTGCAACTGGGCCTACAGGACCTTCTGGTCCTTCTGGTATAACAGGTATTGCAGGTGACACAGGTCCACAAGGTGTCCAAGGCGATACTGGTCCAGATGGTGCTACAGGCCCCCAAGGTATTCAAGGTGTTGCCGGTGATACAGGCCCCCAAGGTATTCAGGGTGTTGCAGGCGATACAGGTCCACAAGGCCCTCAAGGTGTACAAGGTGTAACAGGCGGCACAGGTCCACAAGGTATACAAGGTGTTGCAGGTGATACGGGTCCACAAGGTATACAGGGTATTGCAGGTGACACAGGCCCACAAGGCCCTCAAGGTGTACAAGGTGTAACAGGCGGTACAGGTCCTCAAGGTATTCAAGGTATTGCAGGTGATACAGGTCCACAAGGTATACAGGGTATTGCAGGTGACACAGGTCCACAAGGCCCACAAGGTGTACAAGGTGTAACAGGCGGCACAGGTCCACAAGGTATTCAAGGTGTTGCAGGTGATACGGGTCCTCAAGGTATACAAGGCGTTGCAGGTGATACAGGTCCCCAAGGTATTCAAGGTATTGCAGGTGATACAGGTCCACAAGGCCCACAAGGTATTCAAGGTGCAACTGGTGGAACAGGTCCCCAAGGTATACAAGGTATTGCTGGCGATACAGGTCCTCAAGGTATACAAGGTATTGCAGGCGATACGGGTCCACAAGGCCCACAAGGTGTACAAGGTGTAACAGGCGGCACAGGTCCACAGGGTGTACAAGGCCCTCAAGGTCCGCAAGGTGATACGGGGCTAGTAGGTGCTACGGGTCCTCAGGGTATACAAGGTATTCAAGGGGATACAGGTGCTACTGGTCCACAGGGTATTCAGGGCGTCCAAGGTTCTACAGGCCCCCAAGGTATTCAAGGTGTTGCCGGTGATACAGGCCCCCAAGGTATACAAGGTATTGCAGGCGATACAGGTCCTCAAGGTATACAAGGTATTGCTGGCGATACAGGTCCACAAGGCCCACAAGGTGTACAAGGTGTAACAGGCGGCACAGGTCCACAGGGTGTACAAGGCCCTCAAGGTCCGCAAGGTGATACGGGGCTAGTAGGTGCTACGGGTCCTCAGGGTATACAAGGTATTCAAGGGGATACAGGTGCTACTGGTCCACAGGGTATACAAGGCGTTGCAGGTGATACAGGTCCACAAGGCCCACAGGGTATACAGGGTGTAACAGGTGGAACAGGTCCACAGGGTATACAGGGTATACAGGGTGTTGCAGGTGCTACAGGTCCCCAAGGACCCCAGGGAATTGCTGGTGAAACAGGTGTAACGGGTCCTATTGGGGCTACTGGGGATAGCCCTACGGGTCCTCAGGGTCCTACCGGCCCAGCTGGAACTACTGGTGTAACGGGTCCTATTGGGGCTACTGGGGATAGCCCTACGGGTCCTCAGGGTCCTACAGGTCCTGCGGGGCTTACGGGTCCTCAAGGTATACAAGGTATACAAGGTATTCAAGGCGACACAGGTCCACAAGGCCCACAAGGTGTACAAGGTGTAACAGGTGGAACAGGTCCACAAGGTATTCAAGGTATTGCAGGTGATACAGGTCCTCAAGGTCCGCAAGGTGTTCAAGGTGCTACAGGTCCACAAGGCCCACAAGGTATTCAAGGTATTCAAGGGGATAGAGGTGCTACTGGTCCACAGGGTATTCAGGGCGTCCAAGGTTCTACAGGCCCCCAAGGTATTCAAGGTGTTGCCGGTGATACAGGCCCCCAAGGTATTCAAGGTATTGCAGGCGATACAGGTCCTCAAGGTATACAAGGTATTGCAGGCGATACAGGTCCACAAGGCCCACAAGGTGTACAAGGTGTAACAGGCGGCACAGGTCCACAGGGTGTACAAGGCCCTCAAGGTCCACAAGGTGATACGGGGCTAGTAGGTGCTACGGGTCCCCAAGGTATACAAGGTATTCAAGGGGATACAGGTGCTACTGGTCCACAGGGTATTCAGGGCGTCCAAGGTTCTACAGGTCCACAAGGTATTCAAGGTGTTGCCGGTGATACAGGCCCTCAAGGTATTCAAGGTATTGCAGGTGATACAGGTCCCCAAGGTATTCAAGGTATTGCAGGTGATACAGGTCCTCAAGGCCCGCAAGGTATTCAAGGTGTAACAGGCGGCACAGGTCCACAAGGTATACAAGGTATTGCAGGTGATACGGGTCCTCAAGGTATACAAGGCGTTGCAGGTGATACAGGTCCGCAAGGTATTCAAGGTATTGCAGGTGATACAGGTCCGCAAGGTATTCAAGGTATTGCAGGCGACACAGGTCCACAAGGCCCACAAGGTGTACAAGGTATTGCAGGTGATACGGGTCCTCAAGGTATACAAGGTGTTGCAGGTGATACAGGTCCCCAAGGTATACAAGGTATACAAGGTGTTGCAGGTGATACAGGTCCCCAAGGTATACAAGGTATTCAAGGTGTAACAGGTGGAACAGGCCCACAGGGTATACAAGGTGTTGCAGGTGATACAGGTCCCCAAGGTATACAAGGTATTCAAGGGGATACAGGTCCACAAGGGATACAAGGTATTCAAGGTATTGCAGGTGATACAGGTCCCCAAGGTATACAAGGTATACAAGGTATTCAAGGGGATACAGGTCCACAAGGGATACAAGGTATTCAAGGTATTGCAGGTGATACAGGTCCCCAAGGTATTCAAGGTATTGCAGGCGATACAGGTCCACAAGGCCCGCAAGGTGTGCAGGGTTCAACAGGTCCTACAGGTCCACAGGGTGAAAGTGGTGTACAAGGTGTTGTAGGGGCTACAGGTGCAAAAGGTACCGCAGGTAATGCTATTGCATTTGACACAGACGCAACTATTGATGATGATGCGGGTAAAACAACCTTTATTCATAATTTACGAGGAGAAAGCGTTGTAGTAGAAAATGATACGTATTGGCATATTCAAACAGGTAGAATCTGGCAATATAATATTCCCGGTACGGGACCAACAGGGCCTACTAGTGCAACAGGCTGGGTTGAAAAATCCGAGATTATTGATGGAGACCTTATCGTAGCAAGTAGTATTACAGCAGATAGAATGAGCGTAACACAGCTATCAGCAATTACAGCAAATATGGGAACTATAACTGCCGGTACCATACAAAGCACTGGCTCAGGAGAAAGAATTGTTATAACTGAAGATGTAATCACAGTTTATGATAGTAGTAATAATGTTAGGGTAAAAATAGGAGACTTATCATAATGGCTTATGGGATGCAAGTATTTGATTCTAGTGGAAATAAGGTACTCGATACTACAACCTTTACGGGAAAAATTTTAGGCATTAGAGATATAACAGGTCCAAATACTAATGGCTCTGTTACTGATAGTGACTTTACTATTGGAACTCCTTTTTATTTTGCTGTCCCTCAAGGCTCTAGTTTGGGAGATGATGTACCAGAGTTTACTTTTACTAGTGGTACTAATACTTTGTCTTGGGATTGGGGCAGTTTTAGCGGTACTACACTAACATTAATATATGGAGTTTTTTAATGGCGTATGGAATAGAAATTAAAAATACTTCCGGTGTCGTACAAATAGATGAAACACACTTAAATTTTGGTCTTGTAGCTTCTGGCTCAGCAACCTGTGATACTGCTGTAGGAGGTGCTTCTCGTTTATATCAAACATCCGTAACTGTTGCAAATCTTACATATCCTGTTCCCGCACTTCATACTTATGGTAATGGTATAGCTTATGTATCTAAACTTGTTTCTGGAAGTAATACTACTTTTTATTTTGTTGGTGGTCAAAATAATACATTTGATTATTATATTTTTGATGCTTATCCTGCAACAACATCTACATACGGTATAGAAGTAAAAGATAGTAGTGGAAATGTTACATTTAGTTCAGACTACCCTCCTATGGATGTAAGAGCTTTTGCTACAGGCCCAATTATTAGCGGGCTACCATCGGGACCCGTTTATGCAGCTGCAATTGTAGCCCCTGTTTATAGGGAAACAACACTTTCAGAACTTACTTATCCTGATGGGTCTTTTCCTTTTACAAGCTATGTTAAAGCAGTGAATACAAATGCAACAGGAGCAGTTTCTGTTGATATAGTACATGAAACTTATGCTACTACAACAACAGGACCAACATACACAGAACGAGCAACAGAAAAGTTTGCTGTTATAGCTATTGGAGGAGGCACAACAAGCACTGGCCCAACATACTCTATTGAAACAAGTACACTTAGTGCAGATGAAGGAGATACTGTAACTTTTGATATAGCTACTACCAATGTAGCAGATAGTACGGTATTATACTGGACAACTACAGGACCCGTAGTAGCTGCAGATTTTAGTGATGCAACAGGCTCTGGAAGCGTAACAATTACTAGCAATGCTGCAACACTAAATAGAATACTAGCAGAAGATACAATTACAGAAGGTGTTGAAAGTTTTCAAATTAACTTACATACAGGCTCAACAACAGGGCCTGTAGTATCTACCAGTAATACTGTACAAATAAATGATACTTCTTTAAGTCCTTATAGTATAACTGAAGCTACTGGCTCTGTAGATGAGGGAAGCAGTGTAGTATTTAATGTTACTACTCCTAATTTACAAAACGGAACCTCGGTATACTTTAGTACCACAGGACCCGTAGCAGCAGCAGATTTTACAGATACTTCTCTTACGGGAAGTAATACGGTAACTAGTAATGCAACAACGTTTACTAGAAGTATCACTAGCGATCTTACAACTGAAGGATCTGAAACTTTTCAGCTATATTTACGCACCGGCTCAGCTACAGGTCCTATTCAAGCAACCAGTGGGGTTGTTACTATTAACGATACTTCGGTAGCTTCAGACGTTACAGTTACTATAACAATCGGTGAGACAAGTTCTGGCACTGAAACTTGGAATGGTTATACTGACGCAGACGGCGATACGTGGTCCAATAATACTGCTATTGGTTCTTGTAGTGATACCTTAGATGGTGATACTATTCATGGTATTAGTACTCGCTTTAATGATGATAAGATTCTTGACACGTGGAATGTTTATGTTTCGATCGAGGGTGATCATACAAGTGGCTGGGGCTACAGTACTATAACATTTGAAGATGTTAGCCCAGCAAGAACGCTAACATTTGGTACGGGAACGTACAATAGTTCACTCGATATGACTACATGGATTTGGTTTAGTAATAGTGGCGCAAGCGATCTATCGGCGATTTATAATTATTTGGACGCTAACGTAAGTTCAACAACAGATGTTACTTTTGAGGTTTAATTATGATTATATGCAAAGATGCAACTTTAGAACAAAATGTAGAATGGGAAAATTTATTCGATCAAGCTTCAGAGTCTTTTGAAGCAGCCATGCCAGGTAAAAGTAAAGCAGAAGTTAAACAACACTTTTTGCCCCGGTATCAATCACGCCTAAGCAAAAATAACTATTTCAATCTTATTTACTATGAAAATAGTAAGCAAATAGGTATGACCATTGCTCGTGTCCAGGATACTACTTGGCATATTATGGCTAGTATTGTAGGAAATGATAGCTCTAATTCAAAGGCATGGTTATTTAGTGATGAAGCTATACGTGCAACAAATACAGCACTATTAGCAAAGGGCATAACCTCCGTTGAGGTTTACTTTCCTCCAAATAATAATGTGTATGATACATGGGGTCAAAACAATAGTCAATATCATACAAATATAACAATAGAACAAATAAATAATCCTGAGCATTCCCTTAATGGTTATTATAAAATGAATTATGATTTACTTTAAGAAAAAACCCCGGAACCGAAGTTCCGGGGTTCTTTTTTAGAATATGTCGTCCCAGTTTCCTGTTGTAGCCGCTTTAGCATATTCTGTAGGTCTATTCTCAAAGAAGTTGGTATGTTCAACTGCGTTAATCATAGCATCAATCCATGGTAGCGGATTTTTCTCTGCCTTGAAAATGTTTTTAAGTCCTAACTGATTTAGCCTGCGACCTGCAATATATCTAATATATTCTTTAACTTCTTCTGGTCGGAGATTTTCTAGTTCACCGCCTTCAAAACAAAGGTCAATGAAAGCATCTTCTA